GCTGAATTACCGCATATTCACCAAACGGAACACCTTCAGATGTGAAACCACCGACACCCTTGTACATCATTTGATTGTGTTCAGTCGCAAAAACTGATTTCCCAGCTGTTTCTGGATTAGCGTTATAATGGAATATGATATCCTCCATTGCTGGAACGGTATCAGTACCAAGGAAACTTGCTAGTTGACCAGTACCACCCCACCCTGCTACTTCTGGTGTTTTTGCGGAACGCATACCGAAGTCATGCAACTGATACAGAATGTGATTATACGCTTCACAACTGATCGAAGCGGCTTGAATTAGCATACGTTTCATATACTTACTCTTGGTTGCTTGCATATTCGATGTGAATGTATTGGTTAGGATCGTTTCAACGTGAGATACAATACCAACAACACGAGCATCACCAATAGCACAATCAGAAAGTTCAACGGACATCATGATATTATTCATGGGTACTTCTGTACCTTCTGGAACCGCTTTGATTTTGATCGGTGGAATACCATTGTAATCGTTAATGATCGCATCCCACATGATAACATTCAAATCATCTCGACTACCCAAGTGGTATTTCGCTAACTGTTTTGCACGTTCCAATCGTTCAGGTGTGATTTTGATATCATCGATATCCATGTACATATCTAGGAATTGTTGTAATCCCTCACATACGGTTGTTGGGAATTCAGCACCATTACGACTCGTAAGGAATGCATAGTTTCCGGTGACGTTTTCAAACATAGATCCATTAAGGAACTTGTAAGAATCTGTCAATGTAATAAAGTTCGGTTCTCTTCTAGCCATTTCATTTCCCCTTTTTTAATCTTTAATCTTAGGATTTTTATGTATGACCAACTACACCACCCGATGTAGTTGATCAAATTGTGTTAATTTAGTCTTCGATTTGTCGAAGTCCATATGCAATTAGACCAACACCCCAACCAGCACCAGCACCAAAAGTATAACCAATAACGATTGAACCAATGAGGATTGCAACCATACTCAGTACATTATAAATAATGTTGTTCATTATTGAACCCCGTTTGGTGTTGACATCAATTCAAGTGCATCAGCGATACGCTTTAATTCGATATTCTGTTGCTCAAAAAGTTGTTCCTGTCGAATTTCACTTTGAGCTTTACTAATCGATGGTGAAATAAATGAACACCCACTCGATGTTAACATAACTCCGACAATACTGATAATTACAATTACTTTTTTCATTTTTATCATTTGTTTATTTAACCACTTCAACGGTGTTCGTTCCATCTTCGACATTGATCCAACCCGTAACACATCCAAGTGGTGGAACAAGACCGATACCATGTACGATTTCACGTTTATATGGTGCATCAAAATCCGATGTACAGAATTTATAGATGTTCATACCATATGGTACAATACCCAAGATTACACCGAAGATTACTACTACGATCATAATTTCAATTAATGTGAATCCACTTTTACTTTTCATTTTACTATTCCTTTTGGTTAATTTTCACCAACATACCATTAACAACTACATATGTAAACTATTATTTTGATAAATATTCAACGAGCTTCAACATCAACGGACGATGACCCTTAACAATTTGAACTTCATTTTTAAGTTCATCCAATGTAGGTGCATAACCATCCTCCCAAATGAAATCACTCATATCAAACCAACGAACCTCTTCGATATCATCATCTGCTTGTGGATCACCACCAACGCGATCACCAATCCATAATGTGGTTTTAATACAGTCAACCTCACCACGGTATCTCCAATCATCTACAACCATCGAACATATATATTCTGGGTATGATAATTCAACATGAGTTTCTTCCATGGTTTCTTTCATTGCATCAATTTCAAGTGATGCACTATTTGGTTCAGAGAACCCACCAATAAATCGAAACTTCATCTCATCGGTTTTACGTCCAAGGAGTATTCGGGTTCGATTATTATCCATAATAGCTACATCAACCGTACAGTATGCAGTTGGATAACGAAATTGTGATGCTAAAGTCATTCCAAGTCGTACAAAGTAATTAGCGATTATACTTCTGGATGCTTCTTTACGAACTTGTGTTGCAGAAATGAATGAATCGGATTCGAGTTCTTCTGTATCGAATCGACCACCAGCTTTTTTATATGTTGCAATGAATGAATCACGGGAACCATACAATAGGGGTTTATGTAAAGGCAACTTCATATCACAGACCATGGAATCTAATGTTTTGACCCATCGTTCATTGGAACGTTGATCTTTAACATAGAAGCATTGTACGTTTGGATAATCTTCTTCGATCATCTTAGCACGTTGATTGAAGTCTAACGGGTTCTTGATTGTACCCATAATAGGTGAAAGACCGAGGTAACATACCACCTTTTCATGTCTGGAACAGACATAATCAAATAGTTTCTTGTGGCTTTCATGTAGTTTTGGTGTTTGGAATCGTCCAACGATCACACCTACATCATATTCTTGTTCTTCTGTATCCATTCTCTTATCTCCAATTTAATCTATTAATCTAGAAGTTATGAGTTACTATACTGTTATTTATAAAAAAGTAAACTATTAATTCGGTATATATTTATCGAGAATGAAGTAAAGATGCTTGCAAACGTACTTTTTACCATCTGGGTTGGTTATGTCTGTCCATTCTTTATTTGGTTTAGCTATCAATCTTTTCTCGTATTTTTTATCTAATTTCCATGTAGCTAATTCATCTTTTTCGAGTGGTGCATACAATCTATAGAAGAAGTCTTTACAATCACAGAACATTTCATGTATTTCTTTGGTCTTCGGATTCCAGTCAATATAACCGTGGTGGGTCTTCTTCTCAACTGTTGGTTTAGCTTTAACAATATAATCAGACCGCTGTAATTCAGGTCTACCACCCGTTAACGCTAATGGTGATCGTCTAGTCTTAACCTGTGTTTTACCACGGAAAGTACGACCCTCATCGGTATTAGCGAACAGTTGACTCTTCTTTATCTCTTCGGTGTAATATTGTTTAAAACCCGTCATGTTAACTTAACCCGTTTTTTATATCCTGAACTATTATTTTTGGATCTTTATTGAAATGAACACCAGCAATCCATATAAGCTGATCTGGTGTTGGTGTCTTTTTGAATAGAATTTTAAAATCTGTTATAGTTTTTCTGAATTCAGCACCAAATACATTGATAAGTTCCATCACCAGTTTCTTGTCACCACCCGCTAAAATGGATAATGCCCTACCTTGGTTAATTATCTCATCTCGAACAGCTTCATCCATGTGTTCTGGTTCATACATATCGACCAACTTTTTCATTTAACCCTTGACGTTCTTTTTGATCCAATCTTCCAGTTCAAAAATAGTGTTTCGAATTTCATTGGTCTTTTTTAACCACTGTTCATTCAATTTATCTTCACCTTTTGCTAATAATGCATCGGATATAGGGTTTGAAATTTCAGCAATACCATACACATTAAAGTCAATTAGATTTTTAACCGCCTTCTTTATATCACTTTTAGATTCATATAGTTCTTTCAATGTATTCATTTTTCACTCCATAAATAGTATAATACCTTAATCATATTTATACAACGGAGATTAAATGGCTGAACCAAAAAAGAAGAAGAAGAAGAAGAATTATTGTTCGAATGATGAATTTGTAATAGAATTGACTAGATACCATGATGAAGGTGTGATGTCTGATGCAATTGGTATTATATTCATGAATATCGCAAACAGGCTAACAGGACATTCATATTTTCGATATTACGATCAATATACAAAGGATGAACTAGTTAGTTCAGCAATTGTTCGGATGGTATCACAAATTGATATGTTTGACTTAACTAGAGTTCCATCAAATCCATTTGCATATTTCACACAAACCGCATGGAATTCGTTTGTACGTGATTGTGCTGGTCATTATCGACAGAAGAATATCAAACGTAAGATTGCAATCAATTACTTCACTGAGATGGAAAGTAACCCCCACATCAGCATTGATCGGAACCTTTATGCAACAATTAAAGAGATGATCGATGAAGATGATCATTATGTTACACAGAAGAAGAAACGGAAAGCAGAAGTTGAAGCGAGTGAAGAGTAGTCTAAAACCGTCATAAACGACCTTTAAGCGGGTTTATACAAAAAGAGTACATATGGGTCACCAGTGTACTCTTTTTGATGTCAGAACCGATTATTAAGCGATTGACCACTCTTTATTCATTTGTTCCTGTGAACGCATCTTCTTTTTTGATCCATCAGGAAAAATGACACTGTGGAATGTTGTTGGGAAACGGAAGAAAGGATCACTGTAACCGCTGTAGACAATAACCGCTTTGTTTCGAACAGTGAAACCAGTACCATCTTCAAACTTAATCTTGATTTCACCATTGAAACCGAAACCTTCAAGGTTTCCACTCGATTGTAATGTCTTAAGTGGTGAAGTCTTCTTGTAGATGACTGAACCAACCTTTTCGATATTCTTGATCAGGTAACGTGCTTTTAGGTCATCAACAACCGCAACCGCAAGACTATTCAACATCTTGTCGTAGTCTTTAATCTTGACGGGGTTGGTAACCTTGAAACTACTTGGGTTATCAGCATCAACAATTAAACGTCCAACAACAGTACGTGGTTGAGGTGAACGAGCAAAATAATCATAGGGTGATTTGGAACCATCATGGTTATCAAGGTAATCATTAACATAACCCTCATACTGACTCTTGATTGACTTAACTAGATCACCATATTGTTCTTCAATCACATCAGTCAACGCTTTCTGAACCAGTTTGAATGTTTCAGGGTTTAAACGATCAGGGGTGAATTTATCTTTCACAACCGCATTCGGATTGGGTTTACGACCCTTTTCGATGTAGGGTTTCAATGCTTTCATCGCTAGTGCATATTTATGGAACTCTTCAAACCCTTTAACTTGGTCTTTCACAACCTTGTGTTTGGATTTCTTTATAGTTCGAGTGAATTTACTCAATTGAGCAAAACTGTGTGGTATATCGTAATACAGTTGAATTAGATCTTCATGTTCACTGTCATACACACCATTATTTGGGTCATACGTCTTACCACGACCCGCATCAAGGAATGACAATTGAATTGGTGAAGTCCAACGTTCGTAATATTTATTGATTTTTGCTTTCAAATCCTTGATATCGACATTCCAGATATGTTTGGTTTCAAGGGCTAGGTTGATCTGGTCGGCAAATTGTTGAGCAACTGCTTGATCGATGATTGAGATTGGTTTTACTTTGGTGACACCTTCATTGACAAATGTTTTAAATGATTCCATTACGTGTTCTCCGTTGTTTATGTATGTATAAAAACACATAAACAGTGACTGGTCAAATGTTTTATTGAAAAACTTTAGGACTAATTGATTTTAATTTTCTGATGGTTGGTGCTGGTTTACCCATCACCTCAAGTTTACCAAGTGCATACAATATATCATTCAATGTTGATTTGGTACCCTTATCGTTAACAGTCTTCATTAACAATGCAACAAAACCCCTTAATTCATGGTATGTTAGATCACTATCCTCACTGAGAACTCTCCGTGTAACTTCCATTCGCTCATTTACGATTGCAAACTTAGTTATAACATCGGTTATGTATTTCTCATATAATTTCATTATTTAACCTTTATACTGACAATTGAATCACCACCATCACCGTCCCAACCAAACGTTCTTTTACCATCACCATCTGGATCAACTATGATGTCAAAGGAGTGACCACCATTACCGTTGGTTTTTATAAATTCAATAAGATGCTCCAATGAATCATCTTGGTCATGTGCTTCTATTGTTATCGTCTTTACTGTTCTAGCCTCATACATCTGTTTAATTGTATTCATTATATACCAACTGCAATATAAGGTGTGCTATCCGATACCCACCTGAATGATTTAACCTTTACTAGTTTGACCAATTTATCTTTCATAAATTTATATGGAGAATTATACACTTTCGGTTCTAGCATTATGACGAAACCACCTATCCCCTCAAATACATCAGCCGTTTCTTTAGCACCAAAAATCTTCAACACCACACGTGCTTCGATTTGTTTGTCTAATGGTAGTTCATCAAATGTTATTGAACTTGCTTCGTTTATTTCTCTTTTTGGGTATGTATCTAAACTCTTCATTTTATTATCACCTTTGTGTTAAACTTTAACTCATGTAAACCTTTTTTGACATACTCAGTGGTATATATCGGTTTATTTCGCATATATCCACCATATATGAACTGTATTGTATTTATTTTGCTTGTATGATTCTTTCCACCATCAATCAATATATAGAATGATGTGTCTGAATTTCTTTTGATTTGATCTACGTCCGCTTTTGTTACGTTCTCAATAACTTTGATAAATTTTTCTTTATCTATGAAAACTATACCAACTCGTTCAACAAATGGGTTGATGTTGACATCCTTAAGGGTTTCACGGATTACTGTATCTTCAGTTTTATAGGTATTATCACACATAGTTTCTACTTTTTTATCCTCTATTCCAGCCATTCTTTTGACGATAGCGGTTACCAACGCAAAGAAACGTTCTGATTCTGGATCAACATCTTCATAGTTTTTCTTAACAACTATATTAGCTTCATCCCAGTACTTCTCTATGGTGGCTATAGACTTACCACTACGTTTAGCAAATGACTTTAATGTGTCTGACGGCATTTCGTATTATCCTTCTTTAAATTCATTAAGGTTATTGGTATAATAGACTAATCAATAACTTATAAATATTTATACAACTAACACTATTTATACCAAAGGAATATATGAGTAAAACAATATTAAGACGATGTGATGTATGCCATAAACGGGAAGGTGTTGAAATTGAAGCTGGTGATTTTGTGGATCAGGCATTGACCATGACTATGGATAATTTTGATGGGTCATCATTAACTATCTCATGTAATATAACAATTAAAAACGACTCACACCCTGATGGTGATAACATTATCGATGATGTAATCAATGGTTATACACCAACCGATCAATTTAACTCAGATATACACTACCATGATACATATCCAACTAGTCGTGATATCGCTGAAGCGCAACTTGAACAGATAATGGTAAATACTCAGAATATTGGTAACGATACATCTGATCTATGTAAGGTATGTTTCAAAACCATGTTGAGTATGGTTGAACGATATGCTAAATTTGATGAAGAGGTTAAATTCTAATGAGTAATTTTAAAACACCAGATGAAAAGATAAACGAAGCATTGGGTATCGAAGATAGTAATACAGTCGAAGATGTATTGTCATCATTTGACGAAGAGTTGGAAAACATTGAATCAAGTATGAAAAATGCTGTTGATAAGATTGATACATCAATTGGGTCCACTGATGATATACATGACCTACGTGGTGCTCTAGGTGAACTAAGTGAATTGATTGGTGTATCTAAGGGTATGTTGGGTGATGTATATCGTTATATAGCCGGTAGTGAAATTATGGACCCCGATGTTATTCGTTCAGGTGCTGACTTAATCAAAGCATCAACTGAACTTATCCGTGAATATCTTGATATCTATAAAGAGAAGATTCGACATTTCAATTCAATTGAAATGGAGATGATCAAGAACGATAATAAGATGAAGTTTGAAAAGTATAAACATGAGTTAAAAAATGGTGGTAATGTGACTGATGATAATGTTGACACATATGAATACACTCAGGAATCCATTGTTAAAGCAATGGCTATCCTTGAAGAATAACATATATTTTTCATTTAATCAAGACAAAAAAAAAGACTCCCGAAGGAGTCTTTTTTTGTATACCCGTAATCTTTCGATTAGTAGGTGAATACACGTGAACCGTCACCCGCTAGGGTTGTGTTCTTCATGTCTTCGATTGCGATGAACTGGTAATAGTTCTCCGAACCCCAAACGTTACCCATAACACCGTAACGTGTTCTAACACCGACTTCTGGTGTGAAGTCTGCATCTTTAGTTGCTCTCATCAACTGTAGTGGGATATATGGAGAGTAGATGATACCAGCGTCCCAAGGAGAACTTCCCTTGTAACCCAACATTGCATAGTCACCCTGTGCAAATGTATCACGAACTAGTAGCTGTGTTCCATCATTGATAAGACCAACTTTTACAAGCGATCCAACACCAGTGGCTGGAAGTGAAGGCATAGTAGCACCCTGATTAGCTACGAATGCGTTACTGTTCAAGCGTTGTAGTACCGCTGTTACAGATGGAGAAGTGATGCAGAAGTTTGCAGAACCACGACGAGTCGCTGTAGCAATATCCTGAGTTTTCTCATTGATCTGAGTCATAAGAGTACCAATACGTTCTAGCTGGTTACGTCCATCAGCAGATACTGGAGTCCATGTAGATGTTTTACCACCTGTGATTGCAGACTTAACCATTTCGGTTAGCATCTGACGGTCAATCTCAGCACCAACTTCGTAGGTAAGGATGTTGATCATCTCACCATCTACGTCAATACCGTGCATAGCCATCATGTCTTCAGCAAGCTCTGGTGACCAGTTAGCCGCTAATTTACGTGATTTAGCTTCAACAGCCGCTTTGATCAAGTCAAATTTAGCCATTGGGTAATCATTATTCACCTGTGCATATTCACCGTTTGCAGTTACCTGTCCCTGACCTCTCCACTCAGTGTTAGAGGTACCGAAGTACGACTTCCAATAGTCTTGGTCAGTAGATGCACTAGCTTCAGTACCCTGTAGTAAACCAGATACACCAGTGTAACGAGTATCAACCGTATTGTAACCGATTTCGTTACCAGACTGATCCAAGTTGCCTACACCCAACTGTCCATTAGTTCCGTATTTTGCACGAAGTGCGAATGCGAATCCAATTGGAGCGGTCATTGGCTGAACACCAACAAGCTCGTGAGCCATCAACTGTGGAAAAATACGTCTTACAGTTGGAATAACAATGCTAGGCCAGTGGTAATCATTTGGTCCAAGTACACCTGTTGATGCAGAACCATCACCAGCGATACCAGTACCCATACCAGCTTCTTCGGTCACTAGACCACGTTTCTCGAAATCCTTTTGAGTGGATTCAAGTACCATAGCGGTTGAGATACGCTTTTGTTCATCTGTAATAGATTCACCAGCGTCAAGAACCGCTCCCCATTTTTGTACCAATCCTTCTTGGTACTGTTTGTCCATTAATTCTACCATGGTTTATTTTCCTTTTTGGTTTATTTTCGTTTTATTTTCTTATTTACAAGATTTGGTTGTGATATCAGCATACATAGTCATCTGGGATGATTCGTTTAATTTATCATCGTTAACGATTTCATCTTCAATATCAGCTTCATTGGAAACATCTTCGATGATAGATTTGATTTTATCATAATTTGTGAATTCATCATCTGTTTTTATAACTTCAGTGTATTTGATATTCTCATATACTTCGTCAAAGTCTTTTTCAATTTCCTCAACTGATGCTTCAGCAAAATGTTTCAAAAGTTTAGATGCTTCCAAATCTGGAATATCCTTTACTTTGCAATTGATAAGTTGAGTAGCTTTCATAGTGTTCAATTCACTTTCAACTTTGATACGATGTTCCATCTCAGTTTGCAGTTGTTCAGTTTTAATTTTAAGATTTTCGGTATTACTTTCATTACTTTCATTAATCGAATCTTCGATTTCAGTAATTTTAGCATGTACATCAGCATCCGATATAAGACAGGTGTTACGAACCGACTCAGCCATCTTCTCTAGTGTTGATAATCTCTTATAATCAACAACCAATGCTTCAGGTGTTGACTCTTTAATGTATACGTCTAAATATTTATCAAGTTTTTCAACTAACTGATCAGCAATTTCCGATGTACCTTCAACAACTGCAAGTTCTTCACGTTTTTCAATCAACGTATCGATCTGTTCAACCAATTCGGTTACCGATGTATCGATCTCAGATTCGTATTCAACCAGATGAGTTGTAGCAACTAATTTAGAAGCATCAAAACCAGCATTGTACCCTTCTTCACGTTCAGCATTCAATTTTTCAACAATCGAATCACCGAATGTGTTAAGTTGTTCACGCTGTGAATCGGTTAATACCTTCTCAGTATCAATAGACTCAATTAATTTGATAAGTTCTTCTCTCATTAGTTGTCTCCTTTAGCTTCTTCGACGTTATCTATATATTCATTAAATTTCTCTTCTAATACATCACCAAGTATGGTTTTTGCAGTAGCGTAATCGTTCTCTTTGATATTATTTATAAAAGATTTCAGATTTTTAGAACTCATTGTTTAAACTCCATAATTGCTTTGTTTCTATATCTATTTATAAACTTTTTAAAAATTCGTTCATTAAATTAAATATATACTCCGAACGTTGCTTTTTAGGTAGGTTGCTTAAACCGTTTTCAACTATATTATAATTGACTTCAAGTATGTCACCATGTATATCAACCATGAAGTTTTTCGACTCCAGTATACCATCAACAAACTGACCTATTGATGGGTTAACAACACAGTCAACGGTGGACATCCGATAATTTCGAACCACCGACTCTTTCTTATTTCCCCACTTCTCTTGAACTAGTTTACCAACACCACGTGTTGAGAATCCAATCTTGGAACCGTGTTGAACTAGTGATGCTAATATATCACCCTTTGGTGTACCTTTAATGTTGTTATCTTGATCAGATGCTAATATAATGGATTCACCGATCCATACACCTTCATCATCTTTCTCCTCATTAAGTTTTGTGATTCTGATAGCCGCTTCAGCAGGATTGATATGGGTGTACTCTGGGTGTTCAAGTTCACCAAGTGCTCTATTGGTCTTAACCATCTCGTTAATGAACCGTGTTACTTCTGTTCTCATATCATCGAGTGGGTATAGTCGGTCATTGCCATTTAATTTGTTTGCAACTATATATGGACCAACCAATTTCATCTGTTTGAATCCAGCATCATTGGCTTCAGTGACTATATCATAGTCATTGAAGTCGTTTTCAACCATAAGTTTTAGTAAAGTTTCTTTCATCATTATCTCCATGTTCTTCAATGTTATTTATACAAAAAGACCCACCAAATAATTGATGGGTCTTTTTAAATGATTTATGTTATTATATTTGGATGTTAGAACTCTTCATCATCTTCAGGTTCTTCCTCTTCAGGTTCTTCCTCTTCATCCCATGGAATTGGTGAATCAATATCTTTAGGACCGAATTCCTCAATACGCTCAGTCCAGAATGTGATAATTGATTCCTCTAATAACTCTTTACGGTTAAACGTTCGGTTTTCATCAATCTTTTCCTGTGTCCAACCAAGTATATCAGCCATTGCAAGTTCTTTTGAAAACTCATCCTTATCTGCTACAAGTTCATAGTTCTCCATTTTAAGTTGTAGAAGCTTTTGTTGCTGATATAGTTCATATAGTATAGGTTTATTAATGTTGATTTCAAAATCATATCTACTTAATTCATACTTGTCCCATAATCCACGTAATTTAAGATGTGTGATATAACCATTCTTGAATCCAGCGGCAAACATGTTTTGAATTCTTATAATAAAACGGGTAAATGCATATTCCTCATATGTGATCGTATCATCACGTTCCATGGTATTCTCAGCTTGTTGGTACCTTGAGAATGGAACCTTCAATGATTTATATAAACGTCTTAGGAAATATTCCACGTCCTCCATTTCACCATATGTAGCGGTTGAACCTAGTGTGGTAACTTCTGTTCCACCACCCTCTTTTGATTTCCAGAAGTAATATGATTCAAGCATTGCATGTGGATCATATCGACTTTGTTTCTGACCATCACGGTTGGTTGTTTTTTTAGAGTTCATTGAGTTAACAAATGACCGCATATGTTGTTTAGCTTTCTTATCAGGCATATTACCGATATCAACATTAAACACTAAACGTTCAGGTGCTCTAACGACACGAAGAATAACCGCCGCATCATGCATAAGTGCTAACTGGTTATATGATTCACGTGATCTATCAATCAGTGGATATACAATCGAACCTGAATGATCATAATCTCCGGTGTTGATGTATGTCATCTGTGACCACAACATTGGTATTACATTATTATTCAATACCTGACTCGTATAAGAAGCACTGCCCGAATTTGGATCAATGTCCTGAAATGCTGTCATTGATGTTGAGAAGTTTGATGATAATTGATTAACTGCACTATCAATATCTTTGAATAATACACCAACATTCTCATCTTTGACCACATCACGTAAGAAGTCATATCGATCAGTTGGTAGATATTTTATACCAATAATACCCTTATCAATTTTCTTATCATCTATGATATTCTCCCACGCAAGTTCACCATCAACAAGAAACTGTTTAACATAGTTAAATCCATTCATATTTAAATCGAATAGTGCAATATACTTACTCCACTCTTCCGTTAAAATCTTCTGACGATCTTGTGATTCAGTATTTTTCGATGTTGGGTTGAATGTGATTGATGTGTATCGATCAGTATCATCTTTCATCCACGTATCATCAGCTATATCCTCAATACATTGAAGAACCTCTGGATACCTAGCCATTAGTCGATATGTTCTTAATCGACTTTCTTTATTAGTTGGGATGGGTGTATATATTTTGTTATAATAGTAATCCTGATTCATATAACGCATCTCTGGGTCAGTACCGTTATTACTATTACCAGTTACCGCTAAATCTTCAATATCAATCTCATCCGTACTAAGTTCAGAAAATACATCCATATTTGGATTTGCTGTATCAATCTCACCTTTAGTTCTACCCACACCACCAAACATCTTAAATATATTCATTATTTAACCTCTTCTTATTAACATTAAGTCACTTCTTCATTGGTATTTATACCTAAAAACTGAATACATCTTCAACCATCTGGTTAGTTGGATTATATTGGATGAACCCCATAGCTTCAACATAACCCTCCAATGGTTTTATTACCAGTTTAGTAAACATTTTGATATAATCAATTGTGAATAGCTCTTCAAACTCTTTCGGCATCGAACCATCTATAAAGGATATAACATCAATCCCATATTCATTACTTTTATTTATATAACAATACCGGATGAAATCACCCAACCTTATTTCGGTATATTTATCCCTTATATTAAGGTCACCCAATAAGTCATTATGGTAATGTAAACCTCTAACTTGTGCTCCAGTACCCTTCTCTGTTGACAAGAAACCTGTTGATTCCTTTGCAGTCCGATAACCCTTCCATATTGAAATATCATCATATCCGAAGTTGATGAATTTTTCATATACCTCATTTAGATAGTCTACATATTCAGCATAACCCCAACTATTATTGCATGTATTTTCATATATGTCTTTAAGGAATGTTTTAATACCTGCTGGTAATTCACCCTTCTTAACAGCGATACCCATATATTTGAATTTATCTTTCTGTTTACCACCAACATCTATCAAATGCATTAGATAATGCTTTTTCTTGAAGAAAATGGACTCTGATGCTAATACCTCACGTTCATATTGTATATTATAACCCTCAGTGGTGAAACACTCTGTATCGACCATATTCTTAGCGAAATCATTCACATCCTCCGCAACGAATTTGTCAATCTCAACCAACATGGTTTTGATGTCTGTTCTGGTGAATTCCTTTAATGAACTCTTTCCAAATTTTTCACAATATTCATCGGTTATATTTTCGATGTTGATATATTGGGAATCAGTGTCACCAGCAATGGTGTTACCCTTTCCGAATTTATCTTCAATCATCGCGTTTACACCCCTATTGATAAATTGTCCGGTTAATGTAACTGATTGTGCTATATCGGCATCATAAATCGGTGAGAATGGTGTACCGAAAACCCCATAAACTGAATTCAACTTAATTTTCTGTGCATATTGGGCATTATCATATCGATCTGACATATTTTTATATTCAAGCTTCAGTTCTGGGTCGTCTTCCCGTTTATACATCTTTTCATATTTGTATGATAATTTTTTCATCTTAACACGTTCATTATATGCGTTCTTCAACCAACTAGTAACAACACCCATTTTCTCATCATGTTTATAGAATAATGTTGCATTCTTCGATAGGGTACATTTCTTACTAGTCAATGTATCAAGTTGTTTGGTTGTGATACGTTTAACCTTTCCATTCGGTCTATAAAGGTCATATGTTTCATCATCAATGTAACTGAGTTTACCAACCTTTGTTTCAGGTGAGCAATTTAACGCAATCATTGTATTTGGATACAGTGATTTTAAGTCGATTCCAATAACACCCTTATCATAGAAACCCATCTGTGTTGGGAACACATACGCACCCTCAAACTTTACAGCGTTCGTATCTTCATCACGGGCTTTATATGATGGAAATACACCACTTGATGTGTTTCGTGAGTGTGCCGCTAATGATCCAAGTATATAACCAATTGATGTATAAATTGAATCCATTTGACATAGACCAGATGATGTAATAGTTCGACTCAATTTGATCAGGTTTAACTTCTCTTCCAGTTTCACTAATAGTTCTACGTCTCGAACGTTATATTCGAACCAATGCTGGAAGTCATTCTTATAGAATTCTTTCATTGTTCCAGTGTAATGAAGTTTATTTTCACCAAGCTCTACTTCACATACATTGTCAAGTTTATAACCACCATCAATTTTATGCATGAACTTGTCCCGATACAACACCATCAAGTCCATCTGGGAAACACCCTTCAGGTACACCATGATGTCGTTTGGATTATCATTATTATCTTTGATGTAATAATCACGTACTGGTGACATCTTCTTAGCTTCTTCACCATCCAATACATTTTCAATTCGTCTGATTATATATGGTAAATCGAACATCCTAGTGTTCCAACCAACTATTACATCAGGGTAATTTCTAGTGATCCAGTCAATGAAGTTTTTAAGTAACTCAACTTCATTATCAAATTGGAATAACAGTATATCATGTTTATCTGATAATGTATTTTCCAACTTGTTATTAGCACTTGGTAATGCCCAAGTATAATAACGCTCATGTTGAGTGTCATAGATGGTTATCAGGTTGATTGGATAAGCCGCTTGACGTGGTAGTGGAAACTCATCCTCAATAGCAATCTCGATATCAAGATAATGGTAACGTAGTTTCTGAGAGTTGAATTCACTATCGTCAATATATTTACTGAAATGGATCTGTGTGAACTCTTGTTCTGGTTGATAGCACTCAATGATCTTAATTGACCCTGTGAGACTCTTCATCCATTTATTACGATCATAGACATTCCTAAAGTCCTTAGTGGCTACATACTCACCAAAAATGGACTTCTCACGTGTCTTGTATGGTACGATATATTTTACATGTGAATGATGTTCAAATTTATATGTTTTTGGGTGACCCTTCTTATCATACCCATATAATATGATTTCACCATTATGGGTATCTCTATTAACCCTGTACGCTATATTTCTATAACCCGCACCAATATCACCAATATCAATTACTTTTATTTCATCATTATCCATATATCACCTTACCCATTATACTAACCACCGTCCAATATAACAACATGAAAATCCACATAGTATTAACCATGTGGATTATCATCAATGTTTATGAGTGTATTAACTATAAATAGATGTTGTACTCATTCCATGTTCGTTCTGTTTTGGTTTTTTGGGTGTGATATCTTCAATCACTGGTTCTTCATCGGGTATGATAACGTACAACTCAATGAACCGTTCATTGGTTAATATAAGTTTACCTTCACCTGTTTCAATTATCCAATCACCAGTGTTGACGGTCTGTTCACCAAATAAACCAGCCATCATTGTAAACGGTTTACCAGTTTCTTCATCCGCTTCAAACCGTACTGCTTCGTATTCGTATTGCTTATTAGTAACCTTCATTATAATTTACCTCACATCTTTTATAGTTTGCTAATTCATCTCTACTCAATTCAACTGTTGCGATTACCATATCTTCTTTATATATACTAAGATTCTCACCAAGTACAGTCACCCTATCCGCACCTTGTGATAATGGGATATATGATCCAACCTTGATAATTTTTGAAGATGATGCAACAACCTTACCTAATGGAAGCTCTGAATTTGATATATCACTCAACATGATTCCATCAATCTCACGATTAACAGCGTTCATCGATTTAACAAATACCATACCTTTGAATGGATATGGATCACCATCACCATCGATACCACATATAATATTCTCATAATCAATTACACACACTGGGTTCGTATCATAATAAACCGATAACCTATCCGCTAATACTATATCACCGGAAACAATACCATATTCATCATGTGATTTATCGGAATAATCTTCCACACTATATCGACCCATCCGGTTATTCATCTCAGCCGATTCTGGGATGATTATATCACCAGCTAAACGGGTGATACCATTATCAATCATCCGTAATACGACCTTACGACTTTCACTTAATGGTGTTAGATTTTTATCATACACCCCGTCACTTCTACCTATACACCCGTTAATACTCATAAATTAACCGTTCAGTATGTTCAATTTTTCAAGCATGATGTTAACCAGTGACGCACCACTTTTAACATCAATAGTATCATTACTGTTGTTTAGGTTGACAAGTTTTTCACCAATACGCTTATAGTGGTTGGTACCTATCATCACTGTTTCGCCTTCTTTAATGTCAGTAGTATCATTCATTGTTTTCTCCTTTGTCTATTTTTTCAATAATATATTCAATAACCGCATCCACGCTGTTGAAGTGTTCCCACTTATATCCAACACTTTCTAGATGTTGTTGATCCTTGAATACTATCTCATCTGTAATGGTTCTAACTGAACCAGTGTCTACAATATTTATATATTTCCATGATTCTTCAATATCAACAAAGAAGTTAAAGAATGGGATCTTTTTAGCATTGACCAACGTGAACAGGTACATATTGTCTTCAAGGCAGTTGAGATTTTCGTCATATTTATATTCACCAATCTCATCTAGATTATAATAACTATAACCATTAGGATGGTGTGCATTGAATAGTATCAAAAAATCTAGATCCGAATATCGACCAAGTTTACATTTCAACCGTGGGTTGTGCATACCGGATACATCATTAACTGAATTGGTATACCCATTGTTTACATATGGTATATCAAGCACCCTTGATAAATGCTCATATTTATCAAATATTGAGGTATCAATAATTTCAATATCATCATCAACCAAGTGAAGGTGTTTAATACCGTTGACTTTACACATTTCAATGATCGCATTACGTGATTGGGCAACATTCATACCACTGATATCAATATTGATATCACACATCGGATTGGTATTATCATTTGTTGCAAATATAGTAAATAGATCACAAACACTATCGTTGACTAAATCTTTAAACCAACTGAAATCCGAATGTTTCCGACCATAATTAAGAACTGCTATACATCTTTTTTCCATAATATCCACCCTTAAGAAATGATCTCAATGTCATTACCATCGATTTCACCAGCTTTATTTTTTTGTCTATCCAAGTATTGTTCAATATCGATATCAAGGCATTTACTTCTCATCTTGAATAGTGAAATCCATTGATCCATATTTCGCTCAAACCACCAACCGTTTGGTGACTGTTTATCACCAGATTCAACACGGTTGAAATTATTTTTAACGATCTTTTTATATTTACCTTGATCTTTTAGTAGATTGTTTAATTTTACCGCAAGATCAGTTCCATCATTGAACACCATATCAGTGTAGTCTGAATACATTGGAAGGTTCTGTGCAAGTACTGGGATTCCCATAGCCCAACCTTCGATCAACTTAATGTTGGACTTGCATCGATTGAACGTGTTATCTTCAAGTGGAGCAACAATTGCATTCAACTTCTGACGTGATAATGCAAACGGGTATGTCATAATGTCACACCCACTGTTGACCTCAATTTTACGACTATCAACTAAATCTTTCAGTGATGGTGGTGGTGTACCCATAAACACCCATTGATACTTATCAACCGTCGATCTAATGAAATCATTGATATGTGTTAAATCATCAACACCGTTATTATTATTGGTTATATCATAATGTGGACTTGATGAAATAATCCCAACCCGTGGTTTCTTACGATTCAGGTTATACAACTTCATCGTTTTGTTTATATCATAATACCCACCCATCCACCAATGTGGAATATAGTTTGGTATCACTTTGATCCGGTCAAGTTCAACTTCAAATCGTTCATGGTAGTATTGCTTGATATATTCAGTGGTTGTTAAGAGTATATCTGAATTTAACAACATTGATGAAATATTATCCATCAAACCATCTTCCTGATAAACACTCCACGCCTTATTATATTTTGGGATATCATCCTTATGGATCACATCATCAATATTATATACAACCCACATACCATTAGTTTTAGATAGTGGATGGATGAATTTATTGAAATACATTTCATGTGGGTTTGAAACCTGTCGCTGTAGCATTACCATATTAACTTCTTTGAAATAGTCAACGTCAGTCACGAACCGTCTCGATACACTGACATTTGACTCATTCAAGTTCAACACTGATTGCAGTGTCATATATGGAGCTAACATACGGTAAAAACAACAACCCGTGTTATCAGCTGGAAATAAAACTGTGTTATACGATCTAGACATTATGTAAATCTCCCATACTTCTTATATTCATATTTGCAATAAGATGTTTCTTAATCTTACTCATTACATTGTTATAATGATGACCAACCATGGATGAAGTTATCCCCATATGTTTCGCTATTTCACGTTTCGTCTGGTTTTTATAATAGATACCATCCATGACAAATGTTTCTTTATATGTTATTATACCATTTACAAGCATATTATTAATCAAATTTTCAACAAAATCAACATCTGACTTTTCACATAGTTGATCACACGGTGTTAATTCATCTGGTTCCATACGATAATTCATTAGGTAATCACCCCTTTCACCATCAGCATCCGTTGATAATACATTATGTGTATCATTGATTGATGTCACCATACCATTAGTCATACCGTCAAATTGTCTGTTGCTTTTATTATACAATCGAGTGACGTATTTTTTTACATAAAAGTATGCATACGTTGCAAATTTAACATTAGCGTTTATATCGAAACGGTCAACTGCATCCAATAAACCCGCAATACCCTCTTGGAAAATATCATCAGCATCAAGTTGTGTTCGATATTGTTGAATGAATGGTGTAACCAATGTCATATTATGATCAATCAGTTTACCTTTCAGTGTTTCAGGGTCATCAATATATTCATTAATAAGTAATCGCTCCTCATCTAATGTGAGTACCTTATATTTTTCATAATTTTTTTCACTTTTCAATTCTGCAATCACTTCATTGTACGAATAACCAGTTGTCATATATTAATCCCTGTCTTTCATCACATCACACTCACTCAAATTAAACCACTCAGGTACTGATGTACGCTTATACACATCCATTGCAATCTGTCGATATCGATCAATATAATATCTACGCATTGCAACAGCTATATCAAGTGTCGTCCGATACTTTAATGGTAAAATCTTAATTGGGTATGGTAACGGTGTTTTTACTGAAGGTAGTACGGTTGGTACATTCATAAAGTACCAATCTAATACATCTTCTAATTTATGTTTCCTATTATACCTTTTTTCATATTCAACGCAAGCACTTTTTCCAATTTTTATTATATACATATAATGATTCATACATTGACGGACATATTTATATTCCGGTTTTGCACTGAATTTTGGTGTAGGTAACTTATCATCTGGGTAATCCTTAAACATTTCTCGCAACTTCTCAATACTATATTGTTGGTATACCATCGACTTCTTTATACCATTCAAATGTAATATACATGACCCTAACAGCTTCACGGTGTTTTTTATATTCCGGTCAAGATCTTTATCAGTAAGATATGATGATGATTTTTGATGGTCATTATCAAGTATATACAGTTCAGGTACTAAGTTATGTCGGAAACCACTCATTAGAAAATTCGCTTAAGTAGTTTGACGATACCAAAAATACACATGAACATAATGATAAAACCCAGTACCTGTGGTGTCAACACTACGAGTAATACCGCACAAATGGTGATAACCACATATATGAGTATCGATAAGATGAATATGACCAATGCAAGTGTAATCGTACATATAAATGCAAGTATACTAGCAATTATTTCCATAACAAAACCTCATTTACAATTCAAACACATCACCATCATGATCTGGTTCAGTTGACGTAACCCAATTTTCATCCACATACAATATATCACCATGTCGATTTTCAACTGTAACCATTTTACCGGATTCACAAATCTCACCAATCTTGATATTTGTGATGATACCCGAACCAAACCGTTTATAGTTTGGTACGGTTTTATCCCATAAACACATACGTATATTATCACCGATATTCATAACTTTTTTCTTTATTTGTGGATACAGTTACATTTTATGGTACGAATGTCAATGGTTAATCTACTTTAATTCACATGAACCACCAGCACACGCAACAATTTCACGATGTATGGTGTTGTCGTCGAATTCACTCAATGACGTATAATCGACATTCTGATACCCATCAGTATAGTTTGCCCAAATAGCTTCATCATCAGATGAATTTACTTTTTCATGTGGTGCTTGTTCATATATGGTTCCAGTTTCTGATTCGTCCGGTAACATTGATACACCAGTGAAATATTCTTTGTTCTCATAAATGTAATCACACACATCATCCCATTCATCCGACTTAACGGTGATTGTATTTGATACGTTATGTGTTAGATCTGGAGTTGAATCCGGTAACGCTGTACCGTTTACTACCCAGTTTATTTGAGTACTCTTGATGATGTCCAAGAACTCTATTGCTGTCATGTCATCTTTGGTGATTGCATCTTTTGGTGCATTGACACAGAATGTGATTACATCATCAGTTCCATTTGCACCCCATACAGATGTCTCACAGCAGTGTGGGTTCTGTTCCTTGAAGTGTTTATACACTGGATCGTTTACATTGGCTTGAATGCGTCTGAAGTACCTTTTTGCGTATCTAGGGTGTATTCCACTCGCAGTATTCAGTAGGATCGATGTTGTACCCTCCGGTTTGACACATGTAACCCTTGCGGCTTGTGGTATATTTATCTTTTTAGCAATCTCCATATTAACTTCAATTGCATAGTGTGACATCATTGTTTGAATCACTGGATCTAATGTGATTTGTGGGTTATCCATCATACCTGTAATTGATAACCCAAGTAAAGATTCACGTCTACATATTTCTTCCGTGTATTTACCAAGATATGGGAATTTATTATAACCCGCTTGACATGTTCCAATGATCGCTGAAGCTTTTACCGCAATCGTGAAGTCATCAACACTTTTTAACATACCACCATTGATACTGGTTAGGTTGCAGAACTGGAACCCCGTGGTTTGTTCATCTAACGTTTCACCATCAGGCATTGTATACCCTTTCGGTAAATATGGATTCAACCCAATTTCGACACATGGATTTGTCCCAGTATCAGTGTTATTAACAAAATAGAATGCGGGTTCACCAAACGCTTTCTGTGTTTCAAATATACGCTTAAACTGATCCTTACTTGTTTCTGATCTAATCAATTTAACCGAATTGTTTGACCGTCCACGTTGTGGGTCAGTCTCAAACCATTTACCAGTTTTGGCATTCATCATGTCAATGTCATCTGGACTGAATAAACAAATTGTTGCTGAACGTCTCACACCACCCGCTAACACTGCATCAGCACTATGCATAACAATATCATATGCTTCGATTGGTTTAAGTTGTCCGTCACGGGTTGCTACATCATCTAATATCGTCCTGACTTTTTCGATTGCTCGTCTCAGTGGGATATGACTTGGTGCTTTACCACCGCTTGAAATTGGTTCACCCTGTTTACGTATCTCAGTGTATATAAATTCGATTGTGTATCCATGGATGTATGACTTAACCAATTCATCAATTGAATCAGCCCACCCTTCGATTGTGTCCGGTATGGTGTAGTGTTTAATTTCTTTCATTGATGGTTCTATGAGTTTCGGTAGTTTGTTTATATTTTCAAATTCAACCGAGAACCCAACACCACAACCTGAAAGTAGTAGGAACATAGTCTCCTTGAAGAAATCGACCCTATCGATAGCTGAGTATGTACAATTGTATAATCTTGTATTCTTATCCTCAATTGGCTTACCACCAAACTGCATAGACCGCATTGATGGTAATACTCGTTTTTCACGAACCATTTCGAATGCCCAATTAATGTCGTCAATTATTTCTGGGTATTTTCTAATATGCATGTCACGGACACGATCAACCGCTTCATCCCAAGTTTCCCGTCTGTTCAGTTCCGGTATGAATCTTGAATAACGATTGGTGAAAATATATTCCGACATTGCATTATTGTCGATAGACATACTTTCAATCTTCTTTTTCTCATCACGATTGAGAATGAACATCTTTGCTTCGTCATATAGTTTTTGATTCATCAACTCACGTTCTACATAATCATTGATGTCATTTGTTGATATGGTATCAGCCCCATTTGACTCAACCATCACCATAACACCTTCAACGATTTCAGCCATATCATATTCAGTTATCTCGAAATCACTTTCATCAAATACACATTTTAAAGCATTTATGATCTTATCTCTTTCGAATTCCACTTCACGACCATCACGCTTAATCACTCTAACTACCATTACATATCTCCATATTACTCATTAAATTGTATACCATTATACGCTACCACATTGTTTAAAACCAATAAAAACACCCGAAAATTAATTCCGGTGTTTTGTTTTTATGTAGTTAGTTACATATTAAAGTGTTGTGGTGATTACTTACCATTCTCTATTGTTGACAACATCTGTGATACCATTGCGGATGTGTCACATAATGTTTTCGAGTTTGTTGCTAATAAACATTCAGACATCTCACCATCAGAACAAAACTCAACCATTATATAACCAACAACTTGGTTATCAATATTAACGATTGGAGATGCTAACCCGAATTTTGTTGATCTGTTCAACATCAATGCATGAAAATATGTGTTTGAAATTTTATCAGTATCGATCCGATAAATACCTAAACCTGATGCACACTCTAGGTTACCATCATCATTACTACAGTGACATGGTTCAACATGGGTTATACCGTCTGATTTAGATTTATTAACTAGTGCCGATATCAACGGTGTTAGAAGTGATGCTTTAATATCCTGTACGTTTGCAATCTCAGATGATACACCATTCTCACATATCTCATGGGTGTTTGATACTTTCCATATCGGATTATTTGTTGAGAATGTGTTACCGTTATGGAATTGGAATAAACCAATTCTTGAGGCTTTAACATTGAATAGGATTCTAGTTAACTCTTTATATATATCTGAGTCACATTTAATTGATTCAGGCATCTTACTTTTATAAGAAGGTTTGAAACCGTTAACGATTGCATTTATGACTTCTTTGGTCATATCCGATTTAATTTTTTTAATAATTGCGACTAGTGCCGTTAATAAAAGAAGTCCAATAAGACCACCCATATGTTGTACTAATCCGTTTAAAAGTGATTCCATGTGAAGCTCCAAAAAAGTTATACTGGTAATACTATTTATACAAAAAACACGATTATGTGTAATACCATGTTATGTATATATTTACCTAGTAACCTTTGAGAAACCAGAACCAAAAACGAAACCAACCACCGACATCACTGACATTCTAACCCATTCTGGATATACCAAACCTTCAGCTTGGATAACATTATATGCTTTACCCCATTTAATGAACCCCCATAAGAATTCATGTTGTGGTGCATCTTGTATAATACTTACTGGTATATCGAAGAATGGTGCAACCAATAACCCACCAAACGCAATTGTGATTATAATCAAACCAATTGTCTTTCGTAAAAATGGTGAACCACGTTTAGCCGCTTCGTTTGCGTTTTTATTTGCTTGATCATCCCTCTTGATTTGCATCTCAAGAAGACCCATCATATCAGCATGTTTTTGTGCATTCATCTTCATGATGAATGAACCAACGGTTGTTGTCAACATTACTATAGTTTCTACTGGTAATCCAAACATAATAACTCCCTAAAAATTAGTCCAATCAGCGTTCTTTATCTCCGATGATTTAAGTTTATATTCACCATCTTGATTAGGCCAGCAATCGAAGAATACACTCTTACCTTTCTTGACATAACACTCAACACATACATGACCCTTCTTATCCTTCCTGATAAATGAGAACGGTGCAATACCCAAACCTAACCCATGTTGGTCACCAACGTTTATATAAAACCATTCCTTCATCAATGTACACATACGTTCAGCATAATCATCACAATCTCGCCATCTATATACATTATTAGATAGTTTCCAATCAGTTTGTTTCATCTGGTCATGAGCATATCTAGCTGATGTCAACAGTTCATCCATTGTCGGTTTGTAATATTTGGAATCAACCTGTCTGGAACCAATCTTCCACACCTTCTGTAAAAACACAGTCAAACCAGTAAAACATAAGATATTCAAACCAGCCATATCCCAGTAATCAAACACTGAGAACGATAGACCGACCTGAATAATTGAATACACTGCCATAATGGCTATACATATTATCATTTTACTTTTCATAACGTTTCATCACCTTTAATTTTAATAGTTTCCTTATAAAGTTAGATATAAATATACCAAAGTACCAATAAAATTCAACACTTAAATACATCACATACCGTATTAGTCGCTTAACCTTCAACACCTTCATTGCCTCTTTAAAAATCATATTGATTTGATGATAGGTGAAATCATGTTTATCCATATTATCAATTAACCAATCATGTACAATTGTTGCTCTACTATATCGACCAACTGGTGGTATAATAGACCAAAATATCCGTGGTACATTTGCTAAGTTTGATCTATAATGATCATCAATTGTTATCATTTTATGGTAATCAGTTGAATAAAATTCAAACACACCAATAACTTCGAATGGTTTTTCATTCAATGGGACATTATGTATTAAACAACTAAATGGTTTAGTGAAAGAACTCATTACAATCCCCATCCTCTATTTACGGGCATCAAATCTGCATGTATGCAGTGGAAACCCTTGACGGATGTAATCACACCGATGAGTACAGGGTTGCCTTCTACAATGACGAACACGGGGTCACCCGAATCCCCTATGTATAAACCGAGTGCGCTCCCCCATCCACCACCGAACTCGCGTACCTGATAGATATTCACACAGACCGGAACTCCATTCTGTTTGAGTACTGTGAATGGTACGTGGTTACTGTACCAACTCCACCCCCCTAAATCAAAGTAGCTTTGGAAGTTAATAGGAGCTAATGTGCAGGGTTTAATCGGTAAGTCCCTATCTAGTTCCATGAAGCAATAGTCATACACACCAGTCGTACCGTCTGACATGATGATTGGCGTACCGTCTTCCCCGTAAATCGTATCATACGCAACATTAACCACAACCGCTGTATATGCTCCGAATATCATCTTCTCACCAACCTGATGATGCCAATGCTCACAACTAACCGCAATATTCGGTGCAACCAAAGTGGCTCGCTTACCTTCCGTTGTGGTAAAGGAGTAGTCGATCTGCTTGTAGTAGTTGGTACAGTCCTGAACTGCGATCACCATATCAAACGGGGTTACTTTGATTTCAGTGGTGTAGAACTCGCTATCCTCAATACTCAAGAGGGTTTGAGTGGATACTTCAACCTGATTAGTCAAAGACCCACGACTCGTCACAAGTTCAACCTTCACGGTTCCACCATAACACACCCCATAAAATAAATTCATCAATATGATGATTGCTATGATGGATCGATTCAACATTATTATATCCTATTGATAAAACTTATTATAAAACCACGGATTATTAGCAACAATTTGTTCAGACACCTGTCTCCCAAGTATATCATTATATCTAATTGGTGACGGTTTAACTACGGGTTTAATTTCATGATTACCAAATACACCATGAATTTCGTGATTTTCTTCAACTTCTTTGACTACGTTTTTGAAATCGTGTGTAAATTGTGTCATACCTAGATAATCATAAATACCACTCATAGTACCTTTAGGATCGGTTGTGAGGTCTTCAAACCTAACACAATGAATACTATCTAGGTTACCCCGAATATCGGCATCATTAAGCCGTTGAAGTGCTGTAGCGATATGAGAGTTATTCAACCATTCCTGAACACGCTGTTCAACCATCAAATGTCCACCAATTGGAAGGTGTTGATTTTCTCTCCATACAAGTTCCTGACTTACCATTACTTCACGGAGATCACGAACCATACAAATCATTTTAGGCGTTTCACCCATGATATTGGTCAACCACTCATGTACGATCATCCACCCTCTGGATTTATCACAAACGTTCAGTCTATCCGTAATTGGCTCATAGAAACCGTCCATCGCACTTCTACATGAATGAAGCATCGCCTGTCTCATCAACTCTGTTGGTTGACTCTTTACTTCAGGCATTTCCATATGGTTTTTAATTCCTTCACAGAATCCCAATAATGGACTTGTTGGTGATCCATAAATCTCAGGATTTTGGTGAAGAATAACTTGAAGTAGTTCACTACCAGATCTTGGCATACTACTATTAAACATAAACTTTTTACTCATTGACAATACCTTAACTTTT